TTTAGAACTGAACCTAAATGATTTTTCCAAGGTGACTGGTGCAGCAAAGGGTTTCTTGCTGGGATAGACCTCAATTCTCAAAAGAAAATAAAAAAACTCAGAGAAGCTATACTTCTTGCTGGAAAGACAAGCAATAGTGGAGCTGACTTCTTTTTAAAGATGAAGCTAAATGAATTAGTTAGATGGTTGGAGGTGATCCCAGGTGAGCAGTAGAGATTTCATAATGAAAATAGGTGGGGTCGTGGATCCCTCTTTATCAAAAAGTTTTAAAACATCTTCCAAGGAGATGCAAAAGCTTGGAGATGAGATGAAGAAGATGAAGGGGCAGGAAAGACACTTTTCAAAGCTAAAGCAGTCTAGTTCTAAATTAGAAAGTCAATTTGCTAAAAGCAGGGTTGAATATAAGAGACAGCAATCGGAGCTATGGGCAACAAGTGCCAAGGTAAGCGAATTAGGTAAAGCCTTGAGTAATACTAAAAAACCTACAAAATCAATGATCAATGAGTTTAGAAAAGCTAAGAAAACGGAAGAGCAACTTAAGATGAGCACCCAAAAGCAAAAGCAGGCATTAACAGAAAAGATGCGTGAGATGAAGAGGGCTAAGGAAGAAACAGCGAGGTATTCTAAGTCTCAGGAAGAGCTTTCTAAATCAATGAAGAAAGTGAGAGAAGAACAGGAAAAAATAAAAAAATATGAGGGACTTAAAAGATCTGTATCTGAAAATGCAGGAGGAACTTTTACCAGGTCGGTAGGTGAGGCTGCTGCTATAGGAGTAGCAATAAAGTTTGCAATCGATGATGAAGAAGCCTTTTCAGATGTAAAGAAGACTACAGGCTTAGCTGGAGAAGAGGCTGAAAGGTTTAAAAAAGAATTAAAGATGGTCACAAAAGATATACCAAAGTTCAACTCAGAGATCTATGAGATTGCAGCTGCAGCAGGGCAGGCCGGAATCAATTTAAAGGAGATACCTAAGTTTGCTGCAGATACAGCAAAAGTAGCTGTTGCCTTTGATATGGATGCCGGAACTTCTGGAGAAACTCTGGCAACCTGGAGAGAAGCATTCAAGATGACTCAAAAGGAAGTTATGGTACTAGCTGACCAGATGAATCTACTGGGAGACAACATAAAAGTAAAACCAGCTCAGGTAGCAGAGATGACAACTACTGTAGGTTCTTTGGGAAAGCTTGCTAACTTCACAGAGGCTCAGACAGCAGCCTTAGGAGGAACCTTAGTGGCCCTTGGAGTAAAGGACTCAAGTACTGCTTCTACTGCTATTAGAAAGCTCTATGGAACCCTGGCATCGGGAGAAGCTGCTACAAGTAGTGTTTCAGATGCCTTTCAAAAGATGGGCTTAGATGCTGTTCAAGTATCTAAGGATCTCCAGAAGGACTCTGAGGGAACATTAATGAAGGTCTTTGAAGGTCTTAATAAGCTGGATAAAGCAGAACAGTTGTCTGTAACAAAACAGCTATTTGGTGAGGAAGCCATGAGTAGTATGGGGATGCTTATAAGTAATACTCAGTTCCTGGAAAAAAGCTTCAGGCTTGTGGGGGACACCAGTAAGTACTCCGGAAGTGTAATGGAAGAGTATAATAATAAACTTAACACAACAGCTACAGATCTGAAGTTGGTAGGAAAGTCTCTAGTCACATCTGCAGGTACTTTAACAAGAGTATTTCTTCCGCCGATAAGAAGCGGAGCAAAGGCTATCCAGGGGATGAGTAACAGTCTTGCTAAATTTTCAGAGGAATGGCCAAGAGCATCAAAAGCCTTATCTTTTGGAGTAGCTGGATTTGTAGGACTAAAGCTGGGAGTCAGCGGGACTGTTCTTGGGATAAAGCAGTTAGGAAAAGCAAAGAATGACTTGATGTTTTTAAAAGATACAGCCATGCTGGTTAAAGGTTGGAAACAATGGGGACCTTTATTAAGTGGCTTAAAAACAGGAGTGGTAGCTCTTGGAACAGCAGGGAAAGCTATGCTTTTTAATCCCTGGGTATTAGGAATAGGAGCAGTAGTTGCTGCAGGATATTTAATTTATAAGAACTGGGACACAATTAAAGCAGGATTTATAAGTTTAAAGGAATCTATCTCTCAGGGAACAGAAGTAGTAAAAGAAAAACTACTTGGAACATGGGTAAGTGTAAAAGAAGGATTTAAGAGTTCATATACTTTTATAAGTGACAAGCTTAAAGTCTTATGGGAACTCTGGAAGAAGTTTACTATACCAGGGAAAGTATTTTCCTGGGCTAAAGGAAAGTATGACCAGTATAAGGGGAATGAAGTACCAGCCTATGCCAAGGGTGGAGTTGTTAATACACCACACTTAGCAATAGTAGGTGATTCCAGTGAGTCTATAATCCCTCATGATGGTAGTTCTAGATCACAAGGGTTATGGTTTGATGCAGGAAATAAAATGGGAATGTTTGCAGGTAATGGGATTCCCAGTCTTACTACCAGAGCTCAAGAAAAAGTAAATAATACAATACTTCAGAATAAAATAGATGTCCACATCTCATTAAGTCCTATAATTAATGATTATAATATTTTTTCTTTAAAAGAATTAGAAAAATCAATACCAAAAATAGGAAAAATAATAGGAGAAGAACTGGAAAAGAAATTAAATGAAATACATAAAAAAGAAAGGAGGATGAGCTTTGGCTAGAGAGGTTGATATCTACACTACTATCCAGGGTGATATGTGGGATGGAATAAGTTACAAAGTCTATGGATCTGATGGATTTTCAAAACAATTGATAAAAGAAAATATAGCCTATGGCAATGTAGTTGTTTTCAGTTCTGGAATAAATATAGTCTGCCCCAATATCTCAAACATAAAAGAGTCTCTTCCTCCCTGGAGGAAGTAATGAAAGCCAGAAGGAGCCATATAAAAATAATCTATGAGGGTAAAGACATCACCGGAGAGCTTACTCCATATCTTAAAAGTACCTCATACACAGATAACCTGGATAAGGGTGACTCTGCAAGTTTTTCCCTTATAGGGGATATGTGGATAGATCAGTGGCCGATATTAAAGGGAGATAAGTTTCAGATGGAGATAGTTGTGATTGACTGGCTCCATGAAGGGGATAATAGATCTCTCAATTGTGGGACCTTTACAGTGGATGATATCTCCTTAAGTGGTGCTCCGGATCTTATAACAGTATCAGGGACTTCCATAGATATTTCAAAAGGAATTAAAGATGTAAAGCGAGATGCAACCTGGGAAAATGTATCTCTTAAAGAAATCGCTCAGGATATAGCCAGCAAAAACTCTCTGCAGTTATTTTATGACTGTGAGGAAGCTATTTATGACAAAGTTGATCAGGTCAAAGAGAGCGACAGCCATCTGTTACATAGGATAGCAAAGGAACAGGGGCTTAAAATGAAGATAATGGACTCAAATATAATTATCTTTGATGAAGAAAAATATGAAAAGATAGAAAGCATAATATCCTTTCAAAAATCATCACTAACAAGTTATAACCTTCAATGTGATGACCTGGATGTGTATGATGCATGCGAGATTACATATTATGACTTGATTCTTGGTGAGTATCTAAAAGGAAGGTTTGAAGCTCCGACAAGCAAGTTGTATAAATCTAAGACTGGAAAAATTTTGTATAAAAACATCGATACTGGAGTTATAGGAAGCACCAAGGAAGAAAAGGAAAAGTTCTTAGATGAAAGGGCTAAAAAACTTCTCAGAGGCAGCAATAAAAATGAAACTAAGATAAGTATGAGCCAAATGGGGGATCCTAACTATGCAGCAGGTCTTACTATGGCCTTAAGTGAGTTTGGAATTTATAGCGGGACCTACCTTATCGACTCGGTAACTCATAATATAGATGATGGATATAAATGCAGTATCTCAGGGAAGAGGAGGTTGGACTTTTAATGGAGTTTAGAATGATAAGAACAGGGAAAGTATCGTCTATTAATTACAAGCAGTACAGAGCAAGAGTTGAATTTGATGATGCTCCAGGCATCATTTCTAAAGAACTGAACATATTGTCCACTAACAGTAATAAAACTAAAGATTACGTTATCCCCACCTTAGATGAAGAGGTCGTTTGTGTATTTTTACCCCATGCACCAAGTGTGGGATTCATAATTGGCTCCTACTACTCGGGAAAAAACCTTCCTCCAGAAAATGGAAAGATGAAATACATCTTCTTTCCAGATGGAACCAAGCTCAAGTATAACCTTGAGACAAGTTTACTGGAAATTGATTGTGTGGGAGACATAAACATTTCCAGTGGAAAGGTTATTAATATCCAAGGGAAGGAAGTCAATATACTAACAGAGTCTTTTAATGTAGCGGCTACGGAGAGCAACTTTGACCATAATATCAATTGTGCTGATGTAATAACAGATAAAGGATCTCACAATGTTCATGCACATAAAGATGCAGAAGATAGACCTACTACCCCACCAGTGTAAGGAGGAAAGTTATGATAGGAATGCTGGGAGAGATACCTTTTTCTGTAACTTTTGATGGAACCAATATAAAGGTTTTAAATTTTAGTAACCTCAAGAGAAGTGGAGGGGCAAACTATGAGCAGCATAAAAGGAGAGGCTTAAAACCATCCCTAGAGCTTGTAGACATATCTCTGACTAACCTAAACTTAGATATCTCCCTAAAAAGTGATCTGGGAGTAAAACCAAAAGAACTTTTAACAAAATTAATAGGCTATGTGGAGACTGGAGAATTCCTGGAGTTTGTTTTAGGTGAGGAACTCATGGGAAAGTTTGTCATAGCTTCCTATGATGCAGGCTATGAGTATATAAGTAATAAGGGGGCGGTAAGGAAGATTGATGTTAGCCTCTCTCTGAATGAGTATATAGATGAAGTTGAAAACAGTATTGAAGTAGTAACCACTCCTAAAAAGAAAACAGAGAAGCAGGTAGTACATGAAGACTTTAATCAAGGAGCTATAAGCCAATGATATATACTTTAGAAGCAAATAGAAAGATAAATTTAAAGGCTGAAGGGATAGAGAGAATCCTCCAAAATGGATGTAATATTCTCTCAGTCATCCAGGAAGAGGTAGTTCTTGGAAGAGGTATAGGAATAGACGGGGGTATTATAGACTCTCCTTTAAATAGAGCTAAGAAGATAATAAATATCAAAGAACAATTCGAAAAATATGAACCAAGATTAAGAGCAGAGAAAGTTACATACACTGAAGATCACCAGAGAGGGATCTTAAGGCCATTGGTGGAGGTGAGAATCGTTGAGTAGTATAGATATCCATAAAGAGAGTGCTGAAGAGATAACCGCCAGAATGGTAAATAGATATGAAGAGCTAAGCAAGGAATCTCTTGGACTTGCCGATGAAAGGCGTTGGGTCTTCCAGGCAGTAGCATATGCCTTGGCTATAAGGAATGAAACAACTAATGAAGGGCTCAAGATGAACCTTGTAAGGCATACCAAGGGAGGTTACGCAACAGAGATGGGATATTTTACAGATACTGAGAGGTTGCCGGCCCATAAAGCTAGTGTAGTGCTAAGGTTTGAAATTGAAGAGGCTAAAGAAGATGTCATTGCAGTTAACCCTACAAGGGTAACTCCTGGAAATGACATATATTTCTTAACAAAGTATTTTGAGTTTAAACCCGGAGAAGTATCAAAAGATGTGGTGGCTCTTTGTACTGTGGCTGGAGAGATAGGGAATGGCTTTCTTCCTGGGGAAGTTAGCAAGATAGTAGATCCATTTCCATTCTTTAAGTCTGTAACCAACCTAGAGATATCTCAGGGAGGAGCAGAGATAGAATCTGACAGCAGCCTTAAAACAAGAATAATGGATGCACCTAGTAAGTTTTCAACTGCAGGTCCAGGAGATGGATATAAGTACTGGGCTAAGACTGCTAACCAGGACAT